GTACTATTGGAGACTACCAGACGTTAGGGCCTATTGTGAAAGAGAGTTTGCCAAGGTGGGCGAGACTGCTCGTAGGCTTGATGTACGTTTGTCTATGCATCCTGGCCAGTTTACTGTACTTGCTAGTGATGACGCTGGCATAGTAGAGCGGAGTATAGAGGAGTTTGAATATCATGCAGATATGGTACGCTGGATGGGCTACGGCAAGACCTTCCAAGATTTCAAATGCAACGTGCATATCTCCGGTCGAAAAGGCCCCGAGGGTATCCGACAAGCGTTACGCCGACTTTCACCTGAAGCAAGAAACTGCATCACAATCGAAAACGACGAAAACAAATGGGGCATTGATTCAAGCCTCGAACTTGTCAACGATTGTGCCCTTGTACTTGATTTACACCATACGTGGTGTCGTGAAGGAGAGTACCTTTCACCAACCGACGATAGATTTAAACGCATAGTAGATTCTTGGAGAGGTGTACGCCCTGCAATACATTATTCGTATAGTAGAGACACTGCACTACCTGAGGGATTTGCACACGATACTATGCCTAACTTTCCAGCACTATTAGAAGCAGGACATAAGAAGGCTAAATTGCGAGCGCATAGCGACAGATATCCTAATCCTCTTGTAAATGAGTATGCGTTATCGTTCCTTGAATACGCAGATATTATGGCGGAGAGTAAATTTAAGAATTTAGCATCAATAGAGTTATATAACTATGCCAATACCAGAAAAAATAAGCATGGGCTTGCCCGATCAATGGATGTTCAACAAGAGACGAATACATCAAGAGCAGAAGCTCTCGTTGTTACCTAGACAGTGTTATCTATCTGGGAAATATATTTGGTTCAAACGTTGTGAAGTTGTAACAAGTATGGTAACAGGGCCAGGAGAAGCCTGTTTTGAAACCTACTGGTGCGATCCCAAAGAATTCCTGTTACACGAATTAAAGAGGTAAATAAAATATGAGCTACTTAAATCAAATGTACGGGCGCAAGCCACAATCAGCGTTAACACAGTCACCTGATAAGAATCCTAATCGTGTTAGCGGCGGCTTGAAAGCACAAGGCGGTGATCACTTTACTATGATAGCTGAGAATGGTATGGAACAACAGATTCCTACACAACGCTATGTGCAGAGTTTGGAAGAGCAGTCAAGAAAACAGCGAGCAGCTATAACCGTCCTAGAACGTAAGCTAACTCGCTGTGAAACTGCAATTGAACAGTTAAAGGGTATGATTAGACCTTCTTAGGCTTACGTCTAGATTTTTTAGGCGCAGTTGGTTTAATTGCAGCAGGCTTTTTAGAAGCAGTCTTTGGTGCTGCTTTTTTTACGTCTGCTGTTTTTGGTTTAGCTACTTTAATTACGCCCATACCTTCTACTGCAATAAACCCTGAGTCAGTTGGAAACGGCCAAGCTGCTTGCGGGGTCAAGGGTGTCTCGGTAACTAGAGTTTCAACAACTGGTTCTTCAACAACTGGCTCTTCAACAACTGGGATTTCAAGTTTGTAGGGAGCCTCTGCAACCGGAGCAGGACTCGAAGTGAATAGATTTTTAATCCAATTTAACATAATGTTTCCTCCTTAAGGACAAGTATTTACAATGCAAAGATATATTATAATTGAGATCTGGATTACAAAGAATACTAAAGTTTCCCAATTGGTTTAGAACTACTAGCACTCATATTCCAAACTTGCTTGCGTTCTATACCCTTTCTTTGGGCAAATCTCTTACTATCGCAGTTCTTACATACATGAAAATAGTTATTACTTAATCGTTTAGGATCCATACTTCCCCTGGCTCGAGTAAATTCCACATCACAGCTATCACATCTAAACACGCAATAGGTAACTTCTCGTGTGTAGGTGTGTTCCTTGCCGGTTTTACTTGTTCTGCTGTGCCGTGTTTGTTTTTTAAATTGATTCAAGAACATAACTATATTTACATTAAGATTATAAAATTAATCGATAAATATTATCATAGAAGGATAAATCATGAGCATTTGTACACTAACAGAAACAGCAAAAGCACAAATCAACGCTATATGTGAAGAAAATAATTGCTTTGCAGTATCATTAAACCTTAAAGGTGGTGGCTGCGCTGGTTTTGAGTACGACTGGGATATGGTTAATACAGAGCAAGATGTAGACAGTAGAGACATTGTATTAGATGCAGGCACAGGTAAATTTATTATTGGTGCTACAAGTTTAATGTTTTTAGTAGGTACAGAAATAAACTACAAAAAAGATTTAATGGGTGCAATGTTTGAAGTTAATAACCCTAACGCTAAATCAGCATGTGGCTGTGGTGTAAGCGTAAATTTTGATATGGACAAGCTGGCCTTTCCAGCAATATAAAACGGAGTAATATAAATGGCAAAGCAAGGCATAGACATAGGTATTGAAGGTAATGACGGCACAGGCGATAGTATTCGCGAGTCATTTCGTAAAGTAAACGAAAACTTTCAAGAGCTGTATGCAGTATTTGGAATTGGTGGACAGATATCTTTTACAGACTTAAATGATACTCCAAATACCTACGAAGGTAACGAAAACAAAGTTCCGTTGGTTAAGTCAGACGGTAGCGGAATTAATTTACTTGCATTTGCTTCAGACAACAGTTTAGACGGCACACTAGATACGATTGGTTTTGACTTTACAGTCGACGGTAAATTAATTATTAAACAGCTTGTTAGTAAAGTTTCAAATGATCCTGAGCCTATTTTAGGCGGTCCTATGGATGCTGCTACACAACCAATTGCCAACGTAACCGTTACACAAGCAGCTATTGACACTTTTAACAGTGTGCATGGAACCAACCTAACAATTGGTGCTCTTGTTATTGACAAAGCCTATGCTGATAGAAACTATCAAGCAAAGGCAGTTGCAGGTGGCGGAATTCGCATAGGTGATGAGCCTATAGATGCTACCAGCTATGTACTTACTGCTTCGGGTATTAGTTTAGGAAATTTAACTGTTACTGCACACGGACTAACAGAAACATTTAATGGCGCAGGCTTTATTTTCCGTTCAACTGGTGCAGATCCATTTGGAGTTGTTACTGGCAACACATATTTTATTAGCATTGCTAATATAGATAGTATCTCGTTGTATAGTTCAGAAAGTGATGCTCTTGCTACAACCGGTCGTATATTACTTTCAGGCGGCACCGGAACGTTTACAATTACTGACGCTGCGTACGATTCTGCACTTGAAGGATTTTGGCTAGAAAATGTTGCTATACCGCGCAAGAGTATTGTAAGACGTCAGGGTGATACTATGACAGGCGCCCTTAACCTATTTGATCACCCAGGTGAACTACAAGGTACTGGCTTACCTAATGGCCCAGATGATTTGCAAGCTGCTACAAAACTTTATGTTGATAATGCTGCTTCATCTAGTCAAGTTAACTTGTATGTAAGTACATCAGGTAACGATCTGCAAACATTTACTCCAGCTGGTAAAGAAGGCCGTGCACCGGCATATGCATTCCGTACACTTAATGCGGCAGCACGTAAAGCAGAAGAATTAATTATTTCTGCACCGCCCGAGCCGGGTCCGTACATACAGACTATGACTTTTGGTTCCGGCAGCACAAATGCTACCACTAATACAGTAGGTATAACTTCACTTATTGCGCTTCGTGCAAATGCAAGAGCAATAATTGTTGCAAATAAAGAGTTTATTGTTAAAGAAGTTACAGGATATATCGATGCAACTTTTCCTACTTTTGCAGGAACATATAGTATAGAAATTTGTCAGCGTGATGTTGGATACATCTTAGATAGTGTTAGTTTAGACATACTGTTAGGCAATGCTGCTAACTTTCTATCACGCAATGCAGGCATACGATATTATTCAAGTGTTAGTGCGCAAAAAGCAATTGGTTCACAGCGTGTAGAAACTATTGCCGGTATCACATATGCAAAAACACTGGTAACCCAATATATTTTAGCAAATACAGCACCTCCAACATTATACCAATCTCGTGTGCTACAGGTAACTAATCTAGCACTACCTGATAGCAGTGCTGACGAAGCAATCAGTGCAAGAATGGACGATGTCTTAGCTGTTATTGCCGACGGTCCGCTAGATGCCCCAGCAATTGTTGACGGTACAACTACATACAAGATTAATGTAAACAATGGAAACCTTGGATTTATTGATCAAGCAAATCCTGAAAATACAGATATTATTCCAGGTAAAGTTGTACGTGGTAGAAATTCAGGCGCAATTGGTAGAATTATTGATTACCGAGCCGAAGAAGGCCCAAGAGCTGTAAGTGTTGCATCTACTGACCAAATTGAAGTACAATTACTAGAACCAGTAGAATTTGAAACTGGTGAAGAATTAGAGTACGGTAATTTTGTACGTGAAACACAAATTTCAATTAGAGTTGAATCAGGTATCTACTTAGAAGATTACCCAATTCGTGTTCCTGCTAACGTTTCAGTTAAAGGTGACGAATTTAGACGTTGCATTATACGTCCTAAGAAACGTATTTCGCAATCGCGTTGGGCAAATACCTTCTTCTATCGTGATTCAGAGTTTGACGGGATGATCTTAGGTAAGTCAAACATTACCAGTATTGCGTTTGACACACAATTAAGTGCTTTAAGAACACCAGGTACATACGCAGTAAGTTTGTTAACTAGTGATAAGCTAGGAACTGGTGCAGAGTTTAGTATTGTAATTGGTACAGATGGAGCAATTACAAGTATTACTATTACTGATGCCGGTGATCAATATCAAAAGAATGAACGTATTACTGTAGCTGATGCAGAGCTAGGCGCTGGCGGCGCACCTAGTATTACATTTACTATTGCAAGTGTTCCAAACGGTATCGAATATGCAAATCCATTAACTAGTGCAGTTGACGGATACTTTGGGTATCATTACTTGTCACAGCCTAACAGATTAAAAAATATTGGTTCAGGTTATGAAAACGTAGGTAAGTGGAACACTAATGCCCTTACACTTATTGACAACAAAGAATATATACAAGAACAAGTTGTAAACTATATTGAAACTACATACCCAGCATTAGTTGGATCTTATAGTAGGGTAAAATTTTTTAGAGATGTAGGGTTAATTGTTGATGCCCTTGTTAAAGACTTCCGAAACGGCGGAAATGAGTTTGCACTAGAAACACAGGGCACTTATTATGCTGGCGCAGTTGAAGCAGGTACTGAGGACGAAACAGTAGCAGGTATTCAACATATCTATACTATTGCTAGTAAACTAATAATTGGTCAGGCTCCGACCGTGACGTATAATCAAGCCGGCGGCGCTGAAGGTGACAGGCTATACACAGTTGACTTGTTTAATGCTTCGGGAGAGCCTAATGATTGGGCAACTGCTCAAACATATAGACTAGGTAATGTCATTAAGTTTACAACCGGTCTAGACGTTACAACATATTACATCCCAACTAAAGAGCATATTAGTGGCTCAATATTCAATGCAGCTGAAATTGCAGAATTTTGGAGAGCAATAGACGGACCTAGCACGGTATTACAAAACTTAATTGATACCGTTAAGTTTGCATTCAACGCAGAATACAATCCGCCGTTAAGTAACATTGACATGGATGTGTTCTTAATGAACGATGCAACAATGATACGAAATATAACCGTACAAGGGCATGGCGGATTCATGTGTGTACTTGATCCCGAAGGTCAAGTTCTAACTAAATCACCATACATACAAACTGGTTCAAGTTTTTCTCAGTCACTTAATAAGCAAGCATTTAGAGGTGGATTGTTTGTTGATGCGTTTGTTGGTAACAGCGCCGTACAAGTTATAGAAAAAGTAGACGGCAGTGCATTTAGATTAAAAATTCAAAGTCTTGGATCACCTACAGCTCCACAAGGTCTGTATGTAAGACGTCCAGAGACTCCGAGTGCATTTTACATTGACGGTAGACGTTTCCAAGTTAACGCGGTTACTGCATATGACAAAGCTAACGGTACTGCAGAACTAATATTATCTCCAAACTCAAACAGTGGCGTTGGCTTTACTGGTATAACGAGTACATTGGCTACAGGGGTTGACTTAGACTCAGTAGGCACATTTGAATTTGATACAGTAAAATGTGCTAGAGATTCTGGATACATTCTCGACGCAGTAACATTTGATGTTGCATTAGGTACTAACTTTAACAGTGTTTACAATGGTATTGCATACCAGCGAGCATCGGGCTCTTATGTGCAAGGTAATCAAAAGACACAAACTGTTGCTGCTATTACAAAAGGTAAAACAGAAGTAGCTGCACTACCAGAAGTTGCAGATGATTCAACGGCACTTTCAAGGGCAAATGCAGCGTTTGATGAAATTATTGATATTATTAATAACGGCACTCAAAGCGTTTCAGCACCAGGTGACGGTGTTGCAGATGCATTAGTATTCCCAGCGCCAGCAGCACTTCCTACTGCCGATGCGGACGATGCTGCTATTAGACTACAAAATAACAGAGCGTTCTTAGCAGCAGAAGTTGTAGCATATGTAAATGCAAACACTCCTCCAGCAGGATACGATCAAGTTAAATGTTTAAGAGATGTAGGTTATATTGTTGATGCATTAACATATGACGTGCTTTACGGCGGCAATAGTGCTACAGCAATCAACGCTCGCGCATACTTTGACGGCGCAGTGGTACAACTACCAGAAGCACAAAGACTTGCTACAGCAGCAGCATATGCACACTTAGCAACTGTTGTAGCAGCAGTTGTTACAGATGCAACCGGTGTTGCATCAACTACTCCTACAAGCGGAAACGGAGTAACACAAGATACTACAGGGGCCGCAGCCACAGCCACAGAAGGTACTGTACTTGACGGATTACTACAGATTATTGAAAACGTTGTTACAGCAGGAAACTTAAACAGCTTGCCTAACATAGTTGTTCCAGATCTAACAGCACTTAGTGTAGGTACAGCATTAGTTGATGCAGCTACCGATATTATTGTCAATAGACGTTTAATTATTAATCGTATTGTACAAAGTATTGACGCACCGTTACCGATTACACTGCAAACTGCTGGTAACAGAAGTATCTTAGGTAACGACTTTACTCAAGTCAACGATTTAGGTTACGGACTAGTTGCATGTAACGGTGCGCTATCTGAAATGGTTAGTATGTTCACATACTACTGTCATGCTAGTTACTATTCAAAGAACGGTGCCGAGATTAGATCGCTAACAGGCTCAAGTTGTTATGGTGAGTTTGGTCTAGTTGCCGAAGGCAGTGATCCAAATGAAATTCCGGATGCAATTTCATTATTCCAAGATATGACGCAACCTGCGAAAGCATTTGATGTTGATTCAATTCTATTTACTACAGGCCCACTAGTATTAACAGCAGGCGAGACAGTAACGCAAACAGGGTCAGGAGCAACAGGAGAAGTTGCAGTTGCCACTAGTACTACAAGTGGCTCAAAGGTAATATACCTAACAAACATATCTAGCGCATTTGACACAACAAACGAACTGTCTGGTAGTGTTTCGGGTGCGCTAGGAGCTAACAGTGTTCCAAATACTATTGACTCAAACGGTTATGATAACCCAGTTGAATCACTATCGTTCTATGTTTACGACATGAAGGATGCTCCGTCAAACAGATCAGAAGTCAACATTTGGCACCCAGCTCGTCCGGCGTTTGCACGTTATGAAATTGCTAACGTAGAAATTGTGCAACATACTATTGGTGAATATCCGTTATTAGCAGTAACAACAGATTATACAGCAACTATTACAAATCCTGCTGCTACAGGATTTATATTTAACTTGTTTAAAACAATAGATGCTGGATATACTGCAACATTTGCATCGGCACAAGGAGGCACTAATTATACTGTAGGCGATACACTTTTAGTAGACGGATCTAAGTTAGGCGGCGTTACAAGCACTAATGACTGTACAGTTACAGTTGCATCAATTGGGGCAGGCGGAGTAATTGCAACTGTAACCGTTGCTGGTACTATTGCAGTTGAAGGTAGTACTCCGATGTTTAGCGGTAAGGTATACAAGTTAAACTTCTCAACGGGCGATGTAGCATTTAGTGCAAACGGATTATTAGAAATTGTACCGTTTAATACAAGTATTGTTTTCTATAGAAATCAAACACACATTATTACCGACTTAGCTCGACCAGATGTATTAGTAATTCGTCCAAGTACAGCTTTAACGTTTGATGAAAATCCAGACTTTGTTTATAGAAGTATTAGTTTCTTAACTAGTGATAGTGTAGGTAACGAATTGCCTGCTAATACTTCGCAAGCAGGATTAGATACTACTTATGATTATATTAGACTAACTATAGATTCTGCTAAAGCACAAGAAACTGCACTAGCAGGCGCAGGAACAACCAAAGGTAATACTGCCGGCGATGTTATACTTGCTATAAAATTAGCAGATGCTAATGAAATCTTTAGACTTAATAACAACTTAAGAACACCTGCGGGCAATCGACCTGCAGGTTCAACTAACGATACATTAGCTGTAGAAGCTCCAATTGTTAGTTGGTATGGTAAAAAACATTATGTGTTTAACTATAGAGGTGTTGGGGTAAGTAACGTAGTTGAAGAACCTAGCGAAGATAACTTATATGCGATTGTTGACCTAGTAGACTACGAAACAATTAATCAATCTAACGCACCCGGCCTTGCAAGCACAACTGTACTAGGTACCGAATTGGTTACATTACGTGCAGGCTTGAAGGCTGGCGCAACTGGAAGTGTTACAGTTAACATTAGTACTTGTCGTGCTACTGGGCATGACTTCTTAGACATTGGTACAGGCGGATTTAACTCAAGTAACTATCCAAATGTTATCTTTGGTGAACCAGGTGAGAAGAAAGAAGCCAACGAAGTTATCGAAAAAGGCAAAGGTCGAGTATTTTATGTAAGTACAGATCAAAATGGTATCTTTAGAGTTGGTAGATTCTTTAGTGTAGACCAGGGCACAGGTACAGTTAGCTTTAGTGCAAGTCTTGCACTATCAGATGTTGATGGGTTAGGATTTAAGCGCGGTGTTGTTATTACTGAATTCTCAACAGACACAGCGATGGTTGATAACGCTTCTGATACTGTTCCGACAGAAAGTGCTGTACGCGGCTATGTAAACAGACGTCTAGGTTACGATGTAAACGGCGCTCCTGTTTCTAATAAATTAGGACCCGGTGTACTTGCACCCAACGGTGCAGTTCCGATGACAGACAACCTTAATGCTGCTGGCAACACTATTACTAATCTAGCTGTTCCAACTGCACTAACAGATGCTGCTACTAAGGCATATGTTGACGGAGGAAGAGGCAGCAATGATGAAATTAAAGATCTCCGTAGCGTTGAATATAATGATTCTGGTTCAAATCAACTGCTTGTTTCAACTGGATATAAAAAGCTTATATTAGAAGCTGGAAGTATAATTGGCGGTGGCTTTGCACTTGCTGATACTATTACAGGATCTATATCAGGTGCTTCGGGTACTGTTGTTGATGTTAAATCAGGGTTAACTGGAATCGAAGGTAACATTGTTGAAATAACATATACTCCCTTAACTGGTGTGTTTAGTGATGGCAAGCCAGCAGACGGTCTAGCAGCAGACGTACTTACCGCGTCAGGCGGAAAACAAGGCAATGTAATTGATGGTCCTATAGACGAATGGGCAAACGGTGTTGCAACAGCAGGCAGCGATGTTATTATTACTACAACAAGAGTAAATCCTGGACAAGAAACACGGTATACTACTATTGATATGCAGATTGCTGCAAATACTATTATTAATGCTGACATATCAGGTACTGCACAAATTGCACAAAGTAAACTAAATCTAAATGCTGCTACAGTTAGAGCAGATGCTGTAGCAATCAGTCAAAGTGATTTAGGTAGTGTAAGTTTTGATAGTGCTAAATTTAATGTTACTAACGGATGGGTCACTGTTGCATCGGGAAGTATTCCTGTAAGCGATATTGAATCTATTGCAACAGATACTGTACTGGGTAGAAGTGCAGCGTTAACTGGCGCAGTTAGTGCAATACCATTTAGCACAGTAGTTAATGAAGGATTAGGTTTAGCAGACGGCGACTTTGTTGCGTTAATATCATCAGCAAGTGACGCAGGCGAAGCACTAATTAAAACAGGTGTGGGCACGTATGCTATTACAAACGTAACAAAAACAGGTGAAGTTAATAGTATCGTTAAAACTGATGTAAATGGTAAAATACAAGCTAATTCACTAATACTAGGCGGTGATAGCAGTTATGAAGTACTTGCATTAAATAGTTTAACTCTTGTAGTTAAAACTCCATCACAAGGTGAAATATTTACAGCAGTAGGCGGAAGCGGCGGAGCTAGTCCAACATTCCCAGACATGCTAGTAAAAGGCAGCGTCGGAATTGGCGGCACTGGAATTGCTCAGAGTATTCTAAAAACAACTTCAAACTTTAACGGTGAGAAGGTACTAGGTGTAGATTGGATTTATTCAAGCTTTATTGAAGCACCGGGCGAAAAAGGTGCAGCAAGTACAGGTTTATCAATTGGTGCTAACACTGGTAAGACAACAGCTGGTCAAGTTGGTATTGTTACTGCTAACCTAGGTAATGCTTCAAGTGTTATGCCTGCTGTCTTTAGCTCAACAGGCATTGTTCCGGATATTGATAATACATACGACATTGGTAGTGCAACTAAAAAGTACAAAGATGTATATGCAACTCTGTTCCGCGGCACTGCAACTGAATCATACTACGCTGACTTGGCAGAAAACTATGTTGCTGATGCAGAGTATGCTCCGGGTACAGTTCTAATATTTGGCGGCACAAATGAAGTTACACAAAGTACAACACATGGCACACATCGTGTAGCAGGGGTGGTATCTACTAACCCAGCACACTTAATGAACTCACACTGCACCGGCGATAATGTTGTTGCACTAGCACTACAGGGGCGAGTTCCATGTAAGGTGATTGGTAAAGTTGCTAAAGGTGACATGTTAGTTGCAAGTAACATTCCGGGATATGCTATTGTTGATAACAATCCAAAAGTTGGTAGTGTAATTGGTAAAGCACTAGAAAACAAACTAGACGGCGAACGCGGTGTAGTTGAAGTTGTTGTAGGTAAACACTAATGAAACAAAGCAAAGTAAAAGAGCTATCAGCTAAAGGCGTTAAAGTTAGTGTTGATACTAAAAACCCCCAGCAGCGACAAGTAATTGCTGTTGCTGGGAAACTAAGAATACAAGTAAACAAAGGAGCCGATCGTGGCAAAGCAAGTAATTAATTTAGGCACTAGTGCAAACAAAGGCGACGGCGATCCGCTACGCACAGCATTTGATAAAGTAAATGACAATTTTGATGAGTTGTACACCGCAGATGGAACATTTATTAGTATAACAGATTTGAAAGTATTAGTTGCAGCAAGTACAGACTTTACCGACTATCAAACTAGAATAGCAGCGCTTTAATACTTTCCGAACATACGATAAATATATAAAATAACAGGAATTAGCAGATGGCAAATAGATTTCCCTTAGTATTAGATACAACGGACAATAATAAGATTAAAGAAATCCAATCCGGAGATAATTTAAACCTTACAGATAACAGCATTGTTGGCGTACAAAACATCACTGCAATAGGAACTATTGATGCTGCTGATATTAGAGTTGCCGGAAACAGACTAGTTGCACAAGCATTTGCCGACTTAACTGACACGCCTGCTTCGTTTATTGGATCTCCAAACTACTTTGTAAAAGTAAAATCTGATGGCACTGGACTAGAATACAGACCGCTAAGTGACTTAGGTAATATTGAGATAGATACTATCACTGTAGACACTGGTATAGTGCCAAGCGTAAACAATGTAGGGTATGTAGGCACAGAAGCTAACAAATTTAATGAAATAGTTGCTACTACACTAAAAGGTAACTTAGTTTCATACAACGAAGAAATTGTATTCAACGCAACTACAGGAAAAGTAAGTTATGCAGCACTACAAGGTGCACCAACTTTCCTTTCAGAATTTACAAACGATGTAGGCTATTTAAGAACAGTTGATCTAGACATACAGCTTGCAGGATTGTTTGACCAAGGACAGCAGTTTGTAACAGATATACAAGGTAGTGTATTTGGTGACGACAGTACCCTATTAGTTGACGGTGTAAATAGCATTATTACAGGTAATGTACTAAACTCTGAAATTACTACTACGGCATTAATTACTAACACTGCACAAATTACTACTGCAACTGTTACCGCTGTAACTGGACCAGCAACAGGTAATTTAGCAATTGACGCAGGTACAAGCGGGATTATTAATATTGGTGCAGGCGCAAGTACTACTACCGTTAATATTGAAAATGCTGTTATTGAGACATTCAGCCAAGGTTCCGGATTAGGCGTTGCACAACTTACAGCAGATACAAACTTATCTATTGTTGCAGGTAACAGAGTTAGAATCGACGGCGGCGTTCCGTTTAGTTTTGCAAGGGTAACCAGTACAGAACAACTAGCAATTGGTGCTCGTGAAGGCGATGTAATTTATAATACCTCAACAAGCCGCTTGCAAATGTATCAAGGCAGTGCATGGAAAGATATAAACGGCAATGTTGAAGCAACAGTAGGAACATCAAACTTTAATGATGTTGTAATTGCCGGTGACTTAACCATTACTGGTACAACTACAAGTATCGAAACAACGAACACAGATATTACTGACAATGTTATTACACTAAACAAAGGCGAAACTGGTGCAGGTGTTACACTAACTACTTCGGGTATTGAGATTGAACGTGGCAGTAGTGCTAATAGATCCTTAGTATGGACAGAAAACTTTGGTGGCAAATGGATAGTTACTGACGATGCTACATTCCTTGCTAATAGACTTGAAGCTAATTATGTTGTAGGAAGTTTATCAGTATCAACTGATGATCTTGTAATGACAGACGGTAATGTTACTGCAACTGGCACACTTACAATGGGCGGCAATGGAGTAGTGCAAATTGTTAGTGTCACAACCGATATCGAATTGTTGCCAGTTGGCAAGGTATTAGTTGATGGGAATTTAGAAGTCACAGGAAATACTACTGTTGCAGGTAGCGTTGAAGCAGCAGCATTTAAAGGTACATTTGTCAGCGATGACAGCACAATACTCGTAGACGGCGTGAGCGGAACTATTCCAGCAGAGAATTTATCAGGAACTGCAACTATTAGTGTTATAGGAAACGTAACAGGAGCATTAACAGGCAATTCCGACACGGTTACTAACGGTGTATATACCGCCGGTGATCAAACTATCGGTGGAGCAAAGACATTCACCAGTAATATACTTGCTAATTTAACTGGTAATGTTGCAGGTAACATTGACAATACAGCATTAACAATTGGTGCAACAACAGCAACCACTATTGGTATAGGTAACGCAGGTAGTACAACTACTATTAATGGCATAGTTAACTTGCCGGCCTTAATTGCAGGCGAGATTACAGCAGACAATAGTATTAGTATCACAACAGCAGTAGGCGACGGTAATGCAATCAGCATCGGACCAGGCGGAACAAACAGATATGTTAACATAACCGCAGACTTTATTAGATTCTTTGGACCAATAACAGAAACTATAAATGCAACTGCTGGCATTGTTGGAGATATCAAAGGTAGCGTTGTAGCAGATGATTCAACTGTGATGATCGACGGAGTGTCAGGAACAATTGTCGGTCCTATTGTTTCAGCTAGCATTACAGGTACATTAGTTAAAGCAACAACTATTGAAAATAATACTACAGATGATTTAGCAATTACAGTTGACGGTTTTATTAATATTAATGCTGGTACAGATGATTCAGGGTTAAGTAAGATCCAAATGGATCAAACCGGTATTAATTATATTGAATTGACAACTCAACCTATTGCTCCGGGTAATCCCGCTGATGTAGCTAATATTGCAATCAATGCAACAGCATCATCGGGTAATGTTGTAATTGGTACTACCGGAAGTACACGTAGTCAATTAGTAACAATTCATAATGCTACTGTTAACGGAACATTAATAGGTAGCGCACAAGGTAACCATACTGGTACGCTAACAGGCGATGTAACAGGTAGCGTGTTTGCAGACGATAGTGCCCCAATGGTAGATGCAATAAACTACGCAATGTTTAGTGATACATTAACATTAACTCCATTAGATGCAGAACCTAGTAATCCAGCAAACGGAATGATAGCAGTTGCAGACGGCACAGGTTGGAATCCTGCAGCTAATGCAAAAAATACATTAGTAGTATACTTGGGCGGCGCCTGGGTAACTGTTGCAGCAGCAGCATAATAACATAGGAAATTGAAATGAGCGAAAAAGAATATATTGTAAGTTTAAATAAAGACGTAGACTACGCAGCATTTAATGAAGAAATGATAGCAGCAACTGGTGCTGGAGACATTCCGAGCCGTTCAGTTGAAGTTGCAAATGCTAGACCCGGTAGTGAACGCAATACGCATTATAATTTAACTGATGCCGAAGCTGAAGCACTGCGCAATGACGGACGAGTATATGCTGTAACATTATTACCTGAATTAGATCCAAACATAGGTATAGGAACTCGTGCTACACAGACTGGTGATTTTACTAAAACTACACTAGACCGTGGTGACTTCCTAAACTGGGGCATGAAACGTATAAACGAAGCAACAAATGGGTACACTAGTGTAAATGCAGCTGAAGGCGGCTACAACTACACATTAGACGGCACAGGGGTTGATGTTGTTATTATGGACAGTGGCATACAAGCAGACCATCCTGAGTTTCAAGATGCAAACGGAGTTAGTCGTGTACAACAAATTAACTGGACTACCGAGAGCGGCATTGTAGGAATGCCTGCACAAAATGCAAACTATTATAGAGACTTTGACGGGCACGGCACACACGTAGCCGGTACAGCCGCAGGCAAAACATACGGGTGGGCTAAAAATGCTAAAATTTATAGTTTAAAATTAGCTGGACTAGAAGGTGCAGGCGACAGTGGCACAGGCACAAGCACAACATACGCTTTTGATTGCATCAAAGAATGGCATCTTGCAAAACCAGTAGATCCTACAACCGGCGTAAAACGTCCTACAGTAGTAAATATGAGTTGGGGATATTTAAGATACTACAATACTGTTATCAATCTTACATATCGCGGAGTGTTAAAGACAGGCACAGATATTGATTCAACAGCAAAACGCTGGGCATTTGGCCTACCTCCTATAAGTGGAGGCCTCGGTGGCACATATGCTACTAATGTACGAATCGGATCTGTTGATACTGACTTACAAGAATTAATCGATGCTGGTGTACACGTTACAATTGCAGCAGGCAACAGAAGTCATAAGATTGACGTTGTAGGCGGCGATGACTACAGTAACTTTATTGCAGCAGACACAGGATCAGTAGAGTACCAAAAAGGATCAAGTCCGTATGACGACGAAGCACATATTGTAGGCAATGTTGATAGCACAGAACACTCAGGCAGCTTAGAACAAAAAGCAGTTAGTTCAGAAGCAGGTCCGGGTGTGAGTATTTTTGCACCAGGTACTGATATTATGAGTGCAATGAGTACTACTAATGCTTTTGGAGCAACAACTGTAAACAACCCTTATCCTGCAGACGCTACTTTTTTGATTAATAATATAAGCGGAACTAGTATGGCCGGGCCACAAATTGCAGGAGTGCTGACATTATGGTTGCAAATCAATCCAAGTGCAACACCTGCACAAGGATTGGCATTTGTTAATGCTACAGCTAAGACTGCACAAATATATGATACAGTTAGCAGTGTAGATTATACTAACACACGAAGTTTATTAGGCAGTACTAATAGATTTGCATTTAATAAATTTAACAGCAATGTTCAAATGAGAATAGGATCTAGTTCTACCGTAGTAGCAGCAGCGGAACCCGCTGCTACATATGTATTGTCTACTTCTAGTGCATCAGTTAACGAAGGTAGTTCGTTTACAATTACATTAACAACAACAAATGTAACAAATGGAACAGTATTTCCGTATACCATTACTGGAATATCTAACGCAGATATAGCAGGCGCTAGTTTAACTGGTAACTTTACCGTAAATAGTAACAGTGCAGCAGTTATATTTACTGTAACAGCAGATGCAGCAACTGAAGGTGTAGAAACATTCTTAATGTCACTGAATTCGTTGAGTGTAACACAGAGTGTTACAATTAATGACACAAGTACAACAATAGTAGTGCCAACATACACAGTAACACCTGCTGCAAATAACGTAAATGAAGGTAGTGCATTAGTATTCAACGTTACTACAGCAAACGTAGCAGATGCAACTACACTATACTGGACTGTTACAAGTGCAGCAGACTTTAGTACAACAACAGGTAGCTTTGCAATTTCAAGCAACGCAGGATCGTTTAGTGTTACTCCAACTGCTGATACAACAACAGAAGGCGCAGAGACATTTACTGCTAGTATAAGAACAAGCAGTATAAGTGGATCAATAGTTGCAACGTCAAGTACAGTTACAATTAATGACACAAGTTTAGCACCAACTTTTACAGCTCGTACAGTTACAGTTGCATCTGGTACAAATATTTACGGTACAAGCAACAGGTATTATATTGCTGAAGTAGCAGGAGTTAGTCCTGCATTGTCATTAAGTGAAGGAACAACATACAGATTTGATCAGTCAGATTCTAGTAATGCTACTCACCAATTGTTGTTTTCAACAACACCAAACGGAACACATGGTAGCGGCGTTGAATATACAAATGGCGTAACTAAAGTTGGTACGGCAGGGCAAGCTGGCGCATACACTCAGATAACAGTAGCAGCAGGCGCACCAGCGTTGCATTATTACTGTATTAATCATTCAGGTATGGGAGGTACTGCAAACACAGCCGCTGCATACACGTTTGATGCAACTCCAGCTGCTAACAATGTTAACGAAGGCAGTGCTTTAACTGTAAATGTTGCAACAACTAATGTTGCAGATACAACTACATTATATTGGACTGCAACTAATAGTGGTGACTTTAGTACTTCAACTGGTAGCTTTACAGTTACAAGTGGTGCAGGGTCATTTACAGTAACACCTACAGCTGATACTACAACAGAAGGTTCAGAAACATTCCAAGTACAAATTAGAATAGGTAGTACAAGCGGAACTGTTGTAAATACAAGTGATGCAATTACAATTAATGACACTAGTACAGCTCCAACATTTGTTCCTGACTACACTATTACTGTGACAAACAGCGGAAATAATTACCTGCTGTCAGGTAGTGATAGAAACGGTTCATTTAGTAGTAGTTCGCAGCCTACCCTAGCATTTAATAATGGTGACAAGGTTAGATTTAGTGTAAATTCTGGTACATCAAGTGCGCATCCGTTCTATATCAAGACAACACAGAGCACCGGAACTGGCAATCAAGTAAACGGAGTTGAGGGACAGGGCACAACACAGTTAGACTGGACTACAACAACAGCAGGAGCAGGTACATATGGCTATCAATGTAGTATACACTTCGGTATGTGGAATACTATAACTATATCATAAGGAAACTAAAATGACAGTACAATTAATAAACATAGGTAACGTTGCTAATGATGGCACAGGTGATGATCTTCGCGAAGCATTTATTAAAGTAAATCAAAATTTTGAAGAATTAGATTTACGTGATGATGAACAAACTACTGCTAGTAACCTAGGACTTATAGGTGAAGGACTATTTGTTCGTAGAAGTTCCTATGACCTAGAGTTTAAAAAGATTAGTGCAGGAGCTAACGTAACATTAACTGCTGATGATAATAAAATTGTAATTGCAGCGGCTGGCTTAGTTAGCGACTTAACAATCACTGCTGATACTGGTAGTGTTGTACTAGCTAGTAGTGCAGCATTAAGTGTTTTAGGCAGCGGTAGTATCAGCACAACTATTGTAGGCGGTGTACTTACGGTTGCATATACAGGTGTTACTGATTTAGCATCAGATGCATCGCCAAAACTTAGTGCAGATTTAGATGCACAGACAAATAATTTATTAAATGTAGGAACTATTACTAGTTCGGGAATTACTGGACCACTAACAGGCAATGTAACTGGACTAGTACACGGTATTGATATACGTAATTTTTTTGCAGAAAACACAGCAGACTTTGGAAGTATAATTCCGTCTGTATCTAATATATTTGAATATTTTATATACAATACTGATGTAGATTTGGGATCAATTGTTACGCCTAATGCTGTTACGTTTGACTTAGGTTCTCTGTAATAACTTTTCCGATAA